CCATGCCTATTATTTTTTCTGCCATATCAAATGCTGGAATCTTCTCTCTGAAATAATCCAGAACATATCTATTTTTATTTGCATCAATCCCTATTACTAAAATAACCTGATAGTCTGAACGGGTTGTTGCTGTTGCAGCTAAGTCTACCCCAATGTACACATGAATAGGGATTGCTTCCTCATTGTTAATAAGGTAGGCATAATTATTCTTTACTTCAAAATGGTGGTTGTAATACTGTATTCTATCTATCTTGAACGCAGCAGACGAAGAATCCCGAGCATCATTCATATACTCTTGTGCATACTTGTTCACCAACCCTGCTTCTATAAATTCTTTTCTTTTCTTCTCCAACTTCTTTAAAGAGAATTGTTGAGGCCACAAAGGTTTTCCATCTTCAATGGCTCGATGAAAGGTTACATCCCAAGGGTAGCTACGATTATTTTTACGTGCATCTCTAACCCCATCGTGAATATCTTGTAGGAATGAATCATAGTGTACAATAGTACCAGCCAACCAAATCCAACCTTCGTTCCCTGGTGTTTCTTCTAAGGAAGGGTAGACCGTAGATACAATCCATTTCTTTAGTTCTGCTCTTCTTTCTGGTGTTTTGGTATTCAGCTCTGATTCAAAGTCATCTAAAATGATTCCTGTATATCTTACTCCTACTTCTGCTCTACCTCGTAAACGCTGAGAAGACCCCTTTGCAATAATTCTATCGCCTTTGGGAGTAACAATATCTTTTTCTGTCCATCGCTTTCCTACACTCCCACCATCCATGTTCCCAAAGTAATAACGAATAATTTCATTTTCTTCAAAGTGGTGTCGAATATATTTTACGTGGTCAATGGATTGTCCTTGTTCTTCAGACACCCAAGCCACAAAGTTTTGTTTATCTGTTTCGGCAAAGAGAAACTTATGCATAATGGCAGCCTTCGCTAAAATACTTTTCCCCATCCCCCGAGGAATAATATTACAAATACGAGCTCCAGGCTTGTGGGAGATTAATTTTTTTGACACATCATAATGGAATTGAGGGCTTTCACTCTTATGTAAAAAGTCCTGTGGTAAGAATACACGACCAAAAAAGATTAAATCTTTATACGCTTTGGCCAATACCTCATCTCGTTCTGCCATCGTAGAGGGGCCAGGAGTAATATTAATCTTCTTCTTTTCCACGTTCAATCACCTTCACCTTGGCTCCGCTTAATTCCATTATCTCTTCTTTACTAAACCCAGTAAACGCTTGTCCTAATAAAAGGGATTCACTGCGTCTTTCTTTTGGATAGAGACTTTGTATCTTCATAAAGTTTTCCAATGCACGTATCTTAACTGCATCCGATGTCTCTTCATTCTCTATAATTTCTTTGGCACGTTCTAAGGTCCAACGTTTATCAACCCCAATATCGGTCAACAGTTCTTCTACTTCTTTTTCCACTTCTTTTTTTATCCTTGTTTGTCTTAGGAGAATTGATGTTTTTACCTTTGCGGTTTCTTTGTTGTTCGTTTCAAAACACTCAAGGTATGCTTGGGTTGGGTTCTCGCCATGAGCCACCATCTTCACAAACCGTATCTCTCTCCATGATAGTTTCTTTTCTTCTACATCCTTCTTTCTAAAGGTATGAAAATCTTTTTTCGGTGGTCCTTGCATCTTTCCAGAAGCAAAGCACGGACCTAAAAGAGTTACAAAATAACTATCATACGCACGAATATGCGTATTCTTCATTGTTTTGCGTTTCAATATTTGGGTTATCTTATTGTCATCGGTGACAACCCAATCATTTTCCTCTCCCTCTCTCCAGTCTTGAATTAATTCTGCATCGGGAAAGGTAGACCGAAATTCTTTTTCATTCTTAAAGATATAACGGGGAACCCCTTTAATGATGCGTTTATACATTATCCTTCAACAACGTGTCCCCATACAATACATTTCCCATCAACCACTTCAATAATTTCTACTTGAAAGTTGCCATTCGGAAACCAGGTCACAATGCTGAATGCGTGATTCCAATTATGTAAACGGCCACGCAACCATTTGTTTTTTTCTCGAGACATATCTTTAAGACATCCAATTCCCCAGGCTCCAATGGTTCCTGCATCAAGCTTTGTTAGTGTATGTCTTTGTACGTCATGGGTATGTCCGTACATAATATTGGCTCCATATGTCTCGAGATGTTTCTTCGCATGATAGACGGTTGCATAGGTTCCATGAATAAAGTTTAACTTTCCAATTTTCAATGGAACATTGTATTCATAATATTTATACCCACGTTCTTTTATCTTACACGCCTTTGGAAACGTATAGTCTGTCATATACGGATATTTTTCTACAAAGTTGTCCATCCATATCTCGTGGTTGCCTTGTAACATATAACGCTGATTTACTTTGTTTTTATCTAATACAGCATCAATTCTATCTAGGCCTTCGTTGACATCTGCAATATCTTGGTCACAATAAGGCAGTTGATATTCTAAGGAAGGAAGTTTCTTTCCTTTGTACTTCCACGCAGAGAAGTTATGCCACTCTCCCACATCGCCAATGTTGACGTACAGGTCAGGTTTGACAATCTCTACTGCTTGTAAAGCACAGGACAGAGCTTTCTCATCTTGCAATGGAAAGTGAATGTCTGAAAAAATAATTCCTCGTTTAAGCTTTTGGTTCTTCGCCATCGGTTGTAAACTGCATCATCTCTATGGAATCCACCAAGTGCGGTACTTCAATATCTTCAATGATATGAAACATTTCTATTAATCGTTCCAGTACATCTGGATTGGTGGTAAGAATGTCGGCTCCCTTTACCTTGCTGACAAGCGTCTTTAATCTTCGGAGGCCTACTTCTAGTTCCATTATTTCTTCTTAGGTTCTTTTGGTGGTGGGGTTTCTTCTTCGGCGGGTGCTTCTAACCCTTTGAGTGCAGCGATTGCTCCACGTAATTGTTCCATGGCCACCACAATTTCTTGTACTCTGGCAGTCAGTTGTGCTCTCTCTTGTGCGAGTTTATCAAAGTTTCCTTGATACTCTTCGACACTTTGTTGTAAATTTTTCATTCATTTCTCCATTTGGTTGGTATGAAACTACAACCTTTCGTAAACTGTCTGCAACATCTTTTTGTGTTTTTCACCCAAAAATATCTATTTAGGGTAGTTGATTATCTTTTCCTTGACTTGGGGCTATTTATCCCTTATCTTTAAAACAGAGTTTTCAGGGAAATATTATTAGGGTAACCTTATTAGGGTCCCCTAATGTCGGGAACCATTATTCGGTTCATCAATACTAGGGTACCCAACACACACACTAATATTAGGGAACCCTAATATTCGGGTTGTGAAAAAAACTTTTCAAAAAAATTTGATGATTTTGTGTGCGGTTCTTTTATCCCGAAACACCCCCCGTCGTTTTCCAAGTTGGAAATTCCGGATTGGGTTGAAAAAGCCCAAGTAGAAACTCCTTGTTGGAAATCTCTAATTGAGCTTTTAAGCCCCTATAATTCCTTAGCTATACATTACCTCAGGTCAATGACTTGTAAGCCATTGTGCCTATCATCTAAAGACAACCAAGCACCATTCAAGACATTAGTCTTGTTATATCTACCTGTATATTTATTCTTGTGATATTCAGCAAAATATTTAGATACAATCTCAATACCATCAACATGTAATAATACCTTATCTTGTCTAAACTTTTTAACTCTGTTTAATAATTGTAATCTTAGTCCCTTTGGTATGTCAAGAGATAAGATTTCAGTTCCAAGTCTTGAATTTAATATGTTTTCCATAATATTTAGTTTCCTATATTTAATTTGATTAACACTTACTTACACTATACAAAGGGGTAAAGGTTCCCAACTTTATATAAATCTTTTTTATTACTCACAAGATAACCACAACCCCCAACCATATTATAGTCTTTTAAGGCTCTACAATAGGCCTACAAGCCACTTAAACACCTAAAGGCATAGTTACCCCTTACTCATAATAATAATAGTTTCTTTTAACTTATTATCTATATAGTCACAATCTATAACATAACCTTTTTTAAGGTATTTATTAACAATGTTAATTGCTTTGTTTTTTCTAAGTTCTTTATTATAGAAATCATCTTTATATTTGATTTCAACAACATTTAATCCGTTAATATCTTCTTCTTTAATATGAACTTGTTTTTTCATCTCTGTTTGTTCTTCTATTACTTGCCTTAAAATATTATTCATAATTAAAAGTCCCTTATAATATAACTTGTATAATCTCTATAATCCATTCCATTATCTGCTAAGTCATATTTAGTAAATTCAATTATTTCTGTATTGTCTTTTAAATTCTCTAATGAGCTTGAAGAGTATTCTTGTAATAAATCTTCTAGATTATCATATTCAGAATAATCACAACACAAAGCAATGTAATCAAACTCTATCTGAAAATCTTCTTCTTCAAGTTC